GTCCATCCAAGACGTGGCTTGGGCGCTATCATCGGCGACAGGCATCGAATACGGCAGAGAGGCCGTGAACACGTTGTCATCGGTGTAGGCAATAATGTCAACCGTATCGGTCAGACCAACACCGTGCTTTCTGTGATAAGTGCAACTTAGCAGCTTCGAGTGTTCCATATTCGTGCTGTACACGCAGAAAGTGTTTCGCGGGTCAAGCACAGAAGTATGAAACGGCGGTGCAGACTTCTCTTTACGCTTCGCAGCGTAAGCAGTCAGCGGGAAAGTCGCTTTAAAGCCAATACCGCACTCAAAAATCCAATCAGCGAGTTCGCGGTCAGTGTTAGGCTTGTCATCGTTCAAGCACAAAGTATTTAAACGATTGACTTTATCCTCACCATTGCGTTTGCGCGGCTTGGGAGCCATTTCTGCGGACTTTTGAGCGTCAAGCGTATCAGGTGTAGCCTGTTCGCTATCGTCGTTCTCGGAGCGTGCTACATAGGTTACAGGAGAGCCGAAGCAATAGCCTGTCTTAAACTCGACAATCTCATACGCATGATTCTCAACAATTTTATTGTTGATTTCCGGGCGCACTTCCTTTGTACGGTTAAGCACAGGTTGAATGCCTTTTGTATAATTATGCAAATAGTCAATGTCTTGCGCATTGTTAAGGTGAACAGGAATCGCATCAGCCAGAATCCGGGCAACTGCAACAGCGTCAATCTCATCCGGTTCATAAGAAGAATAGATTCTATTTCGGCCTTTATTAAGCATTAGTTCACCCCCTATTTGCTTGCTTACATAATAATTTATTTTCGGCCCACGCGCAACAATCTTGCCATAGTTTGCTTTCGCGCTTGAAAAAGTTGCCGTCATAAGTTATAATTAAGCCATAAACATCATAGAAAGGGGTTGACAAAGTGGAAGTTAGGCCACTCACAGCTAAAGAATTAACCTTCAAAGGCTACGGCTCAAGCACCACAATTAGCAAGTATGTTGCCATGGGTATGCCAAGGCATGGCGTTAGAGGTAACTACTGGTTTATTGAGGAAGAAGTAAAACAATGGATTCTTTACCGTGGCGAAAAGCTGTTTATAGCTTGTCCGCATTGCGGAAAACTGATTCAAGTTCCTAAAGAGGTGGTTGCAAATGCAAAGACAACAACAGATTAACGACCATAAGCGAATTGCTTCGTTCTCCAAATTGCTGAAAGAGAACCCGAAAGACATTCGCCTTGCGGAAGCATTGCTTTCAGCCTGTGCAAACGCAACCGCAAAAGATGACGGCAGTTATGAAACAAAAACAGTAGAAGCGGAGTACGCCTTTAAGAAAGGCATGGAAGTTTACAACGCCTGCTTGTTCAACGTGGCAAATGCGCGAGACATTGACGACAAACGTAAGTGGCTTGTCCTAACTAAGAGTTCGCTTCTGTTTTTGGCTCATAAATATTTTGACAGTTTCTTGCTCTACTTGGAGTTTGACCGCAGACCAGACAAGCGCTTTTACGCCCCAAGAAAGAACCAGCTAAAAAAGATTGTTGACGGGTATCAAGACATAGCAGATGGAAAACTAGACCTTTTGACGGTTTCCATGCCGAAAAGATGCGGAAAATCGCAACTTGGTTCGATTTTGTTCTCAATTTGGCGAGCTGGAATGTACCCCGATAAGTCAATTCTGTTGACAGGACAAGGCGACCAGCTTGTAAAATCGTTCTATGACGGTTGTCTTGAAATCATGCAGGACAGGGCAACTTATAATTATTGGGATGTTTTCCCGGGAGCAACCATTGCGAACACTAACGCGGAGTTAAAGTCAATCGACTTGAACTCAAAAAAGCGTTTTCCAACAATAACTTGCCGCTCCATCGACGGAAAATTAACGGGCGCCACGGAAGCAAGCAACTTTTTGTCGATTGATGACCCCGTGTCTGGATTTGAGGAAGCGAACAACTACGCTCGCCTTGATTTGCTGTGGAACAAAATCCGTGGTGATGTACTCGGCAGACGAAAAGAGGGCGTTCCGATTATTATTATCGGCACTCGGTATTCCATTCATGACCCTATCGGCCATTTGCAAGAAATGGGCAAACAGCTTGGTTGGCGTGTGAAGATTGTCGAAGTGCCAGCGCTTGACCCCGTTACAGACGAATCAAACTTCCGTTACAAATACGGTCTTGGTTTCAGCACTGAATATTACAGAAACGAGCGAAAACTAACACTAGAAAGCCAGTGGGCATCTGAATTTCAGCAGCAGCCCATCGAAACCCGTGGCGCTATCTTCCAAAAAGACACGCTTCAATACTATATGGAACTTCCGCAAGGCATTGAACCGGACGCAATTTTGTCCGTCACCGATACGGCTCTTGGTGGCGGTGACTTTACATCAATGCCGGTAGGATATATCTACGGAGAAGATGTTTACATCGAAGATGTTGTTTATAACTCTGCGTTACCGACAATAGTTGTCCCAGAGATTGCGCAGAAATGCAAAAAGCACAAAATATCAATCAATCAGGTAGAATCAAACAACCAAGGCTTGATGATTGCTGAACATATTGAAAAGGAACTGCAAGTAATCGGAGCACACACTTCAATCAGAACGAAGCTAACAACAGCAAACAAGCAGACAAAAATCCTTACGCAGTCAGACTACATTAAGAAACACTTTTTCTTTAAGCATGAGAGTATGTACGAAGCCGGAAGCGAATACGGCGCTGCCATGCGCGAAATGTGGTCATATTCACAGCTTGCCAAGAACACCCATGATGATTTCTGCGACAGTTGCAGTCAGCTGTCAATTTTCGTGCAAACAATAGTTGGATGCAAGGTTACTGCTTTCAAAAGACCTTTCTAAGCCTATTGACTTTTCCACTTTCATCTGCTATAATACAGATATAGGTTCTATTTGGAAGTTGCGGGCCGGATAGACCCGAAAACTAAATAGAGCCCAACAAGAACAGCTATCAAGATGTAACCGCAACTACGTCTTGATGGCTGTTTTTGTTATCAAATGGAGATGTATAACAATGATTATGCGCACCGAGAAAAACAAAAATTACACAGTGATGGGCAACTATCATCTGCGTGACAAAGAATTGTCTCTAAAAGCCAAGGGTCTGCTGTCTATTATGTTGAGTTTGCCTGACGGCTGGAACTTTTCAATCAGCGGACTTTCAACGCTTTCGAGCGATGGTGAGTCTGCTGTTAGAGCAACTTTGAAAGAACTAGAAAACAACGGCTATTTAAAACGCAATAAAGTTCGCTGCAACGGCAAAATCACTGATTGGGAATACATCGTTTATGAACAAAAGACCGCAAATAATTCAGTTGATGCAAAGCCAGTTGTTGAAAATCCACATGTGGATAGCAGCACCCAATTAAATACTAAAGAAATAAATACTAAAGAATTAAATACTTTCTCAACATCGCTTTGCGATGCACCAATTCCTGCGGAATCGGTGAGAAATAAAAAAACAAAATCTCTTTGGGATATTAGCAGAGAAATAACAGGGAATGACCCATTCACTTTTCCCTATCAGCCTACGAGCGATAGCGAGGAAAACAGCGCCGCAGGCATAGTAAAAAAGAAGCAGCTTGTTAAAAATTTAACAGATAAAACAGATAAAGAGATTTCCTTGGAGAGAGCAGCGCTGCTTGGTAAGACATACGGCATGGCAATCAAAGCTGAACTCCCGCTTGGGTTGCAAGACGGTATGGCTGTCCTCACTATGGAAGAAGCGCTCGATTGTTGGCTCGACCATGCACTATACCGCGAGAGCGCGAGAGATGCCTATTTAAGCAAGTTTCTTGAGGCATGGAAAAACATCTGCGATAACCGTGCAGACCGTTTTTGGATGCCTGCGCGGGGCGGTGATGGCTATATGTGGCAGAATGTAATCAAGGGTTATGCAAACAACTGGAATCCGGGTACTCCAAGCGAGCGCCGGGAAGCTAAAGCAAAGGGGATTTTTGAATGAGCACTGAAATTTTTAAGGCAATTTCCATTGCTGGTTTTATGATATTTTTGAATTGTCTTATTCTCATGCTCTTGTGCATTACTTTGGGCGTGATTGGTGAAGACGGCGGGTACGGAACGAAATTTTGTGACTTAATGAAAAAATGCGATACGCTGCTGATTGTCATTAGCACGTTTGCTATTATTACAGCTATAAATTGCGCAATCCTGTACGGCTTGCTTTCATAATCCATAAATTCTGCAACATCTGTCCATTCACATACTTCGAGAGAAGCGGTATAATCATACCAGAGACAGAGAAAGGAGATTTGACATGGACGAACTGCTTAAAAATTGCAGCACCGAACTTTTCAAAGTGGGAGATAAAGTCAGAATAAGGAGAGACATTAAAGATTTAGCTGAATTAAAGAGAGTCGATATTGATAGATACACGAGAATATTCCCAAACAAAATTCAAGAATCTCAGAAATCGTTCTATAAAATCAGTTATGGCATGGTTGTAAGTGCTGGTAAAACAGCAGAAGTGACAGAAATTATTCCAAACCGAGACGGAGCACCGCTTTTAAGCACTATGTACAGACTTAAAATTAGCGGTAGTTATTCTGAATGGGCTTGGAGACACGCGCTTCTTGAAAAAGCGGAAGAAGAAAATTCAAACAATTCTTCCGAAGTCGATGGCGCTAAGTGGGAATTACCGCTGAAAATCGGTCAAAAAGTTTCAATCAGAAAAAATTTAAAAAAAGGAAATAAAAAAGGAAATTTTGAAAACTTTTACATTTGCGGAACGAGGTTTAGAAACGCTGGCATTGTATGTGAAATGGAGAAATTTCGCGGCTGCATAGCTACTATTACAGACGTTTTACCAAATGAGGAAATTGTAGGTGGTTGCATTTACTATCTGGCTGTTGATGGAACGGATTGCGGTTGGCAATGGGATATTTCAATGTTTGATGGATTTAACGCTTGGAGAGACAAACAGGAAGCGAATGCAAAGAGTAGGAAAGAATCTTCCCCGTCTTTTCCTCTCAAGGTTGGAGACACGGTAACCGTTAGGCGCGATATTGCGGAAAGGCGCGATAAATATGGCTTCATCTGGTCTACCGCGAATGGCCAAAAAATAAAATCACCTTTAGTAACAAGCAGCATGGTTAGAATGGCGGGTGAAGTTGGTAAAATTACAAAGGTTTATTCTTATGAAGGAGAATATTATGTTGCTTACGAGTTAGCGTTTTCCAATCCAGAGTTTCCAGAGTCTGATAGATTTATTTGGGGTATAAACTGCCTTGAAGAATTTCACGACTATAAGGCTTATGTTGAGGGAAACAGCGGCAAAAAGAAAGCACCACGGAAGAAATCGGAAGAACGTGGAGAAGATTACTACGGAGATAGTCAAGAAATAATTGACGATGTGACGGGGATTAAAACTGATTTCTTTGCGTATGACTACAAGGGCAGAAAGCGTGTGTTCCCGGATATTGACGGATTTATCACCAAGATTGATGTTACAATCATTTCTGGCGATGAAACAGGTCTGGTTTACTTCGTGAAAGACGGCAAAGCAAATAGAATCGCGTTTGACGCAAGTGTTGGGACTCGGTTTATATCCTACGATGATGGCACTTACACTGTCGAGGGCAAGGACAACATCAAAAAGTGGCTAAGTTGGAGTTACGACAAAGACAAAGCCAAGAATGTGAACTACGCAATTCAGCACATGACGGATTTCTTGGGCGGTGATAAGTAATGCCTTACGCTGACACGGAAAAGAGACTGGCGTACCACAGGAAGTACAACAGAGAAACTCGGGAATGGGCAAAGAAAAACAGAATTTGCGTTGTTTGTTGCAAGCAAAAAGCCGATGAAGGTTATGCCACTTGTCTACAATGCCGTATGGCCGACAGAGAGCGGTCTAAAAAGCCGAGAAATCTAGCAGCAGATAAAGTTGCCGAGCAAAAAAACAAACGCGCACAGCGCCGCTTAGCCCTCATAGCGCAAGGGATATGCGTGCAATGCGGGAAGCGGAAAACTGGTGAGTATCAGATATGCGACGTTTGTAGAGCAAAAATCAACGCAAGACGCAAGAAAAAGTATAACGAATCAAAAGAAACTCCAATCGTCCTTTACGGAGAGCAAGGGATGTGCGCAAGATGCGGGAAGCCTACTTACGCTAACTCAAAGTTGTGCAAGTTCCACTATGATGTTGCTGTACAGAACCTGGGCAAAGCAGAGAACCGCGGTTCTGAAACATACAGAAAAACGAATCAACTATTTTTTAAACGAAAAGGAGCAGACAAATGAAAGTTTTTCTTGATGTTGGCGCATATATGCCGACATACGCTCACGATGCAGACGCGGGAATGGATTTGCGCACACCTGTTGCGTTTATCGTCCCGGCACATGGCGATTACACAGTTGACACTGGTGTTCATGTTCAGATTCCTGTCGGGAATGTTGGATTCATCAAGTCAAAGAGTGGCTTGAACGTCAATGCCGGTCTGACTGCAACTGGTGTTGTGGATGCGCTCTATGACGGCAGCATTCGCGTTAAGCTGTACAATCACAGTGACGAGGATTATATGTTCAGTCGTGGCGATAAAATCACGCAGATGGTTATTCTGCCGATTGCTAAGTTTGACTTAGAGTTAATCGACACACAGGAGTGCTTTGAAAAGTCAGAGCGTGGCAGCAATGGTTTCGGTTCAAGCGGGAGATAAAAATGAACACAAGCGTAGAATACAGGCTGATGCAAGCATCCGTTGATGTTGAGCACATCATTGACGAAGAACGAAAGGAACTCGTCTTTAGCGCCATGGCCAAATATAACGAAAAGGCAAAAATGGACAAGGAAACAGCAGAGCAGGAGTTTCTTGATGAGGTTCTGCACATCGAGCGCGAATCAATGGAGCAGAAAGAAAGGTTCATGAATATGTTCAATAAAGCTGTGTTTCATAAAGCTGTGAAGCAAGAGAAAAACTGAAAGAAATGGAGAATTAAAGATGAAAGAACTTACGATTACAGCTAAAGACTTTGCAGAGCTTTTTTCTGATGCAGACAAAATGCTCACTTTGCGTGAGGTTGACAACGGGAGAGAGACCGGACGAAAGATGGTTTGCAGGGTAGTTTCCGCGTCAAAGTCTATTGGCGGCAAGGAAGTCAAAAAGGCAGACAACGGTCTGCTGATTCGTCCTAGCTATTATAACCCGGATTCGGCTTACGAGCCGCGCAAGGTCATCAAGGCGTGGGGTCTTGACTGGAATCTTGGCAATGCGCTGAAATATATTGCGCGTTGTGGGAAGAAGGCGAATAACTCAAAGTTAATCGACCTTGAAAAGGCGATGACCTATATCGGGTTTGAAATTGAAGATGATAACGAGGTGAAAGACTGATGCAAGTTGAACTTATCGCTTATTCCACGCCAGCAAACGAGAGATACAAGTACAATCCGATGAAAGTTGTTGAGCAGTGTGCAAGCGTGTGCTATGGCAGCGAGCCGGATTTTCACAACTATCGCATTGCAAAAGGCTGTGCAAAAACAGGGCACATGAGCGTGTTTGAACACGCATACTTCACGTTTCACGTTTCCGGAATCAGCCGTGCTTGTCTTGCACAATTAACGCGGCATCGTCATTTCAGTTTTTCCGTTCGCAGTCAACGATATTGCGATGATAGCCATTCCGAGCCTGTTTTCCCAATGTCTATATCTATAAACGAAGAACAAGACGGCGTAATTGCTGATGCCTATGATTACGCTTGGGATGCCTATAACTGTCTAATAAAGAGCGGCGCAGCAAAAGAGGACGCACGGATGGTTCTGCCGAACGGTGCGCCAACGGAGCTGTATATGTCTATGAACGCCAGAGCGCTGATTGAAGCAAGCCATTTGCGGCTGTGCAACAGAGCGCAAGACGAAATTAGAACGATGTTCGGTAAGATGAAAGAAGAAGTCGAACAAGTTTCTCCTGAAATTGCAGAGATGATGGTTCCTAAGTGCGAGTTAAACAAGAATTATCCGTTCTGCACGGAGCGGAAAAGCTGCGGGAAGCACCCGCCGTTAAGCGAGGTTTACGGCAAGTGCAAGTGCAATAGAAATTGCGAGGTGAAAAATAAATGACACCGATGACGCAGAATGAAAAGATGGCGGAATCGCACTGCGAGTTCACAATGTCAAAGTACGGTTGCGACGAGTGCGCCAAGCATTGTGCTCTAGCGGACATCTGCAAGGCTTGTGACGGAGATTTCAGTCGCAGCATGGGTGAAGATACAATCGCGGCAGACAAGGCCGTGCAAGCGCTGGAAAGGAAGGAAGCGGACAGCATTGCAAACTCCGTAATGGTGGAGTATTACAAGAAACAGCTTGAATCCGCAAATGAGGAAATCGCAACGCTGAAAGCGATGAACAAGATGCTCACCGAAAGCATCAAAAATCTGACGGCAAAGGGGTGAGTTCATGATTTTCAGAATTCTGTGGTTTGTGTTCATGTACTTGGTTGCCGGGACTGTGATTGCCGGGGTTTGCGTTGCGATTCTAGGTGATGATGCAGACAAATACGAAAACAATGTTGTTACGCTTGTAATTCTGATTTGGCCTGTTATGCTTGTGATACTTGTCTTTGGTATGCTGACCGGAATTGCAATCAGAATCGGAAAAAAATAATCAGTTTTGCAACAAAAGTCCATTGCAATTCAACATGGAGTGTGCTATAATAAAGACACTCCAACAGATAAGCCATTTGAACGATTGCTTCATCTGGGAGCGAACTGCTGTGTGAGTTCCAAGTCTTAAAGCACAGATTTCCTGCTGTTGGGAATACGCTAAAGCCATTAGAGCAAGGCACAACAGATTTTGCCTGTTACGGTTCAATGATTACTTGAATACCAACAGGCATTATATTGCGGGTTAGCCAAGAGGTAAAGGCATCGCACTTTGACTGCGACATTCGTTGGTTCGAATCCAGCACCCGCAACCACCGTATAGTATGGGCTGTGTCCATAGTATACCTCCTTTTGGCGTGATTGGGTTTGCGATTTTTCCCCGATTACCGACCCGAGATGCTTATTCAGCCGATGGGTTTCAAACAGCAGTCGGCTATTATGGTTTCTTAGTTTAAGCAAAGCAGTTGTCCATGGCAACAGATGATGGTGCAAATCCATCAGAAACCGCCACGAGCCTCGGAAAGGGGCTTTGCATGTCTTTTCTCCTAAAAGTCACAGCTTAAAGTTAAGACCGCGGACTTATAGCAGTTAGGTAACTTGGGCATTGCTTAATTGTGAGTTATAAGCGGTCATTCTTATGCAGAATAAACCCGCAAGGTGCGGGAGCGGTCTTGAAAGCCAGCTGTCACAAATGTGATGGGGTTCACGTCCTCTGTTCTGCGCCAGATGGCCGGGTAGCGCCCGGTCTGTGTGAGAGTGTGCGGTATACCTCACAAATGATGACAATGGTCGTGCAAACGGCAAGCCGCACATGCTGGATTAGCTCAACTGGTAGAGTATCTGTTTTGTAATCAGACGGCTCGGGGTTCAAGTCCTCGATTCAGCACCACAATACAGGGTGGCTCTCTGCCGTGAAAGTCGGTCTAATTTAGCTTAAACAGCTAAGTCGCAAAGCTGAACAAGCCGATAGTTCGTCGTTAGGCAGCTACTGGCTTCTTATCCCGCACAGCCAGCCAAGTGGTGGCGTATTAGCCATATACGATTTAGAAAATCACGGCGGCAAGGGCGGCTCGTTCCGAAGCAACGGCGAGTAGTCAGGAGCAAGACCTGCGTGTTGGCTTAATTTGAAATTAGAGGTGCAGATAGTGGGCATTTTTGTAAATAGCATCCAAGCAATAGCAGTCGTAATCATTATGATTCTATGTTTCATTGCGGGCTATGAAGCTGGCAAAAACGATGCCACTACGCACAACAAATACCGTGAATATCCTATCATTATGGAGCATAAGCACGGCGAATAAACTTAGACATTCACTTGGTTTTCCATCATATCCTTTCTCTGGAAAAATACCTCTGGCTTCGGCTAGGGGTATTTTTCTTGCAAATAAGGCTTGAAATCAAAGCGAAAACGTGGTATAATTGAGATGCAATTCCTCCAAAAGGCTCTTGCGGATAAAACCGCAGGGGTCTTTTTTTATTTTTAGCGCGATTTTGAAAACGGCAATAGGGGAGTACCATAAATCGGACTGCAACCAAAGCAGGGGACTTTTTGATTTTTTTATTTTTTGAATTGACATTTTGGGTCGGAAGTGCTAAAATAATTGTAGGGATAATGCAGGAAACGCATAATCGGGTAAGTTCCGAAACACCGTATTATCAAATCTGCTGGATGGCGAAATGCTGTCCAGCTTTTTTGAAAGTGCGGTGTCTTTTTTTATGCAAGAAATCTGGAAGAAAGTCACTATCGAGCCGTTTTCTAAATATTATGAAGTGTCAAATCTAGGCAGAGTTAGAAGCCTTGACAGGGAAGTGAAGCACAAAAACGGGACTGTTCAAACAGCAAAGGGGAAAGTTCTTTCGCAAGCACTTGACGGACACGGTTATCCGTTCGTGTGGATGCAAGTAAAAGAAAGCAGAATTGAACGTCACGTCCACAGGTTGGTTGCTCTGGCGTTTGTTGAGAATCCAAAGCCTGACGAATATAACGTTGTTAATCACAAGGATGAGAACCCACGCAACAACAAAGTGGATAACTTGGAGTGGTGTACGCATAAATACAACTTGCTCTACGGTACAGCACGAGAGCGCGGAGCAAAGAACAAGTGCAAACCGTTTATTGGTTGCGATGAACACGGTAAAATTGTCGTTGCGTATAAAAAGCTGGACGATGCAAAACTAGATGGATTTGAAAAAACAAGTGTTCATTTTGCGTTGCACGGAAAAGACAGAAGCGGAAAAGAAAACCAAAGCCATTTGTACAAGGGTCTGTCTTGGTGGTTCGTTTAATAATATAAATATATATTAAGGCAATTATATCTAAGTTAAGATTATATATTGCCTTTTTATTTTTTATGTAGTTTTAGATATAACACACAGGGCTGCTCGGCTCGGCAGACCCCCGTCCCCGGGGTCACTGTCTCCGGCTGCGCTGCCGCGTCTCCGTTTTGTGCCCTGCCATAACTCCGATTTATACCCATTATGCCCCGATTTACTGCCATTTTAACCTATTGCAACACCGCAAAAGCCCTATAATATGCCTAATACGGGCGGAAACGCGCCTAGAACGCGTTATTTTGTGTTAGGAATATAAGTTTATACCTGCGCAGTAGAACGCTTTAAAATGCCCTCTGCGCCGCTCTCACGTGGTACGTCTCAAAAAGGGCGCAAACGGTCAAATGTTTTTGCATCCTATCCCCTACCCTGCCGCTATAGCTGCCCCTATTTTCCCGGCTATCCCCTGTCCCGGGTCGCTCTCGCACAAAAAAAGGACGCCCCACGCGGGACGCCCCTTGCTAACTCTGATTTATTTTGCCCTGTATCCGTGCCCACTGCCTAACCATACGCGGAAAAGGCGCAGCGTTAATAGCGTTAAAATCATACCGTTGCACCCCCTGCATAAACAACATCGCCTGTGGCTGTGTCTATCCAATCGCGCCCGCACTGCCGAACCGCCGCGCCGCTTGGCTGGCTAGCTATATACCGCTTTATCGCTTGTGCCACCGCGTCAGAAAAGCCCAGTTCCCGCAATGCAAGCGTAACTTGCCAAGACGTTGTGCGGCTGCAATCGGCGCTCGCTTTTGCGTCGTAGGTGTCAATCATAGCAACAACGCCGTTGACATTGACAGTCGCGGTAAAAATAAGGCTGCTGTAGCTATACATAGCCTTGCAATGGTCTGTTGTTATACCGTAGTTGTCACACACTGCATAGTCCTTCCACCCGGCTTGCGCGTATGGCATATAACGCAAACGGCGGTCAACCGTCATTTTTACAGTCTTTTCATAGAGTCCGCCAATAATTTCGTGTGCTGTGTAAGTCATGGTTAAAATCTCCTTTTGGTGTGTTTTTATCGCCATACCGTTGCTTTAACGGTATAAAACTCTGCCAAACAACGTCATGTTGCTTTTGCGCTGCGTGCTGTAATTCACCGTGCGCCGTACCTGCTGACCGTTGGCGTAAAGTCCTAAATCGGAGCTGGCAACGCCGCGCGCCGTGTAGATAACCTTGCCGCTGCGCTTGATGGTCTGCGTCGCGCCGAAATACTGCGCGGTGTGCTTTTGCAGAATGTTCATCGCCTTGCACCTCCTTTGCTAATGTATCTATATTCTATCATAACACATAGTTATATAACATGGATATATATCTCATAATTATGGATTATTATTATAATCCCATTTATAGTATTATTATAATTATATATAATCAATATTATTATAATACAATACATCATATCAATATAGAATCAATTATAATTTTATAGAATCAACAACTCCCCTACCCCATCGGCATCGGGTTGAGTCGGTCAGGGTGGGGCTGAGCCGCTGACCGGTTTGGTCTCACTGTTCGGCTTTATATATATTATATATACGATACGATATAAACGATATAATACGATTGATTGTATACGGTTGACCGCTCCCCTGCCCTGCTGCCTATACGATAATCCCTATACGATGACAAAAGCAAAAGCAGGTTCAAGCTGTTGCGCTTTCCCCTGCCCTGCTCTATATTTACCACACACAAAAGGATTTACTCATAAATAAAACTATGCTCATACTCCGGCATCAGCTGCCGCACTAGGTTTTCAAAATCAGCATCACTCTCAAAATGCAGCGCCCCATCCTCTCCCGCGTACTTGTCGCACAATTCATTTTCACGCTTAAAATACTCGTCAAAATCTTTCTCGCTGCCGAAGGTCGGCATATATTGAACACTCATTTTTCCCGTCTTTCTTTTAATCTAATCCGTCAGAATTAAAACGCAACCGATGACCGCGCCAGCAAGCGCCACACTGATAAAACCAAACATTTTTCTACTCCCCTTCCCTGCTTAAAATCCATTATCCCATTTTGTAAAGCCGTCCGTCGTCAATTCTGCTTTCTGACCTTCGATTTCTTTCTGCTCCTGCTCTAGTTCTTCTTTCTCGTCAAGTAGTTCATATACGCGCCCCGTCCCCTGCTCCGCGTATTCCAGTTCCTCTTCAATCTCGTCAAGCCGCTCGCTGATTTCCTCGCTGCGCTCGTCAAGTGCGTCAAGCTCCCTTGCAGTTTGCTGATAATTCATTGTTATTCCCCTTTACTCTGATTTAAAAGTTTTAATTTACATGTATCGCCCTCGCCGCCTGCGCCTTGCTTTTCGTGCCGCTGGTGGGTCTGCCCATCTATCAAACAAGATTAAAAGCGTGAAAAATAAAACCACGGTGCTGCCCCCTAGTTGATATTTAATCTTTTGTAAGTGGAGACCACCACAAAACCCGCCCATACGCTGGGTAGCTCCTGCCGCAGCCGCTCCGCGTTAATCCTCTGTTGCTTTACTGCGCTCTCACTGATTTTATATTGCCCTGCTACAAGTGGGGCATCCCCTCCCCTCTCTTTGAGTTCGTCAACCAAAAGGGCTTTAATGCGCTCGTTTGCTTTCTCAAGCGCTTCAATCTGGCGCTTGTTTTTCTTGTACTCCGTCGCCGCTCGGATAATTTCTTTCTCTGTCATTTCTCTGCGCTCCCCTTTAACTCTGATTTAATAAGCTCAAGCAGCTTTTCTCCGCTTGTGATTTCTTTATTACGTGCAAGTTTGCTCATGTAAAGCACAACCGCGTTTTCGTGCGTCTTTTTCATGTACTTGTTAAACTTCGCGGCAATCTTTTCGTTTGCCATTGCCACAACGCCGTATCCGCTTGGGCTGTAGTCCCCTGCCCTGCTGCCGTTCAGCAGCTCGCAAGGGCAAGTCTCAATGTACTTAAAGCACAAGCGGCGGAACATTCCGACGTGTACAAGCGCAAAAGACAACCGTCCCGCGTCAAGCGTCTCACTTGCTTTTTTCAGCGTGATTTCCGGGCAGATAATAAGTTCTTCCGCCGCGCTCCTGTTCTGGCTGATGCTGTCCGCGAAACCTGTAATAATCTCGACCCGAGTCCCCTGTTCTTCTATTGCCTTGATTGCTTGATAGATATAGCCGCCAACTTTCCGATACCTGTCTTTGTCCAACATACCGGAGACGCACATGTCAACAAAGACAGTCACGACCTTTTGCTTTTGTGGCGTGCGGTACACCTGCCTCATAGCGTCGGGCAAGCCCTGTAAAGCTCTGGGAACGTTGGGGCAAGCCCCTACATAGTAGTTTCTAACAAGCGCCCTAGGCGCTGGGCTTGCAAAGTCTCCCCCCTTCCCCGCTTTGATTTTTTCAAGACCTGCGTCCCAACCGTTGCGGAAAAGCTCCGCAGCTTCCGCAAAGTTTTTCGTTCCCGCAAAATTTTCCGGGTTCCTGTCGCTGTCGTGGCAGTCCGCAAAAACTTTGTTATTATGCGCGGTGGTGATAAACTTAAAAAAGCTGTCCATGGTCTCAAATTTCTGCGCGTAAATCATAGTTAGAAAATCTCCTTCCATGCTGCCGTGTACTTGTCAGTACCGTTAAGCCGCTCCGCAATCATATGTGCCGTGTCCTTGCTCAAGCCCTTGGCAATGCACTGCTTAACGCAATCCGCAGTAGGCAGTCCCGCGCTCTCCATCGCAGTTACGTTTTGCGCCGCGCGGTAACTAAGAATTAAACTCGCGCCGACGTTCTGCGCTGCTTTCCGCAAACTGCGGATAAAGTTAATCAGGTCTTTGTTCCCGTTCGTCACAGCATTGAAAATCTCGTAGCTATAATCAATCTCAACCACTGCAAAGCGGTCAAGCGTCGCCGCGTCAAGCTGATAACGTCCGGTATACTGCGCGTCAGCGCCGTTACCGTATGTGTTACCTGCGCAGATAAAGCGGCAATTTTCGTTTAACTCGACTTTACCGCAAGGGAAGTCAAAATAGCGGTTTGCAATCGCCGCGTTAAGCGCTACAAGAACTTCGGGGATGCTCGCGTCCATCTCATCGAGAAAGAAAACGCCGCCGTTCACGCAGAAATCATAAAACTGCGTTTTGCTGTAATGACCGTTTGCGTCGATGAATCCGGTAAATTTGTAAATGTCATTTACCGCGCCGGAAAAGTAGAACTCAAGCCCAAGGGCTTTTGCGGCATTTTTCGCAATGCTGCTCTTGCCAGTGCCCGCCGCGCCACTCATGAATACCGGAACATCAGCAGTCAAGTATTTGAGGATAGTCTCAAATTTTTCATGCTGGATACCGCCAGCGCTCTTTGCGCTGCCGTCCGGTAGCTTTACCACAATTTCCTTTTGCGGCAGCTTTCCGTATTTCTCAAAAATGAAAGCATCAAGGTCGGCGCAAACTTTGTTAAAAACCTGCTCTTCTTTAATCTGCGCCAGCATTGCCAGCGCTGCACCTGCTGCCGTGAAGTCTGCCGCTTGCGCTGTGGGAATCGCTCCCGCGGGTTGCGGTTTGTGCGCGTCCTCGTTGCGTTCTTTACGCGCTGCGCCGTGATCGTCTGCGTACTCTGCAATAGCCTCATTCAGATTCTTAATGCAGACTTGCAAGTCATCTTTAACGCCGCGCTCAATGACCTCGCCATTGCAAGTGTAGCGGTATTCGTTGGGGACTTTCTCAAAAAGTCTGCCGTCACGGCTGCACATGATACGCTCAATATAGGCGCTAGCAGGTTTGCCCTCGTTGACTGCCGCCTTGATAACGCTATTATCAACGGAATAGGTATTTCTCTTGTTGCGGTAAAGAATGCTCTCCATGGTGTTCTCCTTTTGGTGTGTGGTTTGTGGTGTTGTGTGTCGTTCCGCTTGGAACACCCTAAGTATATCGCCGTTTGACAATTTTGTCAACAACTTTTTTATGGACATTTGTCTCACGAATATGCACTATTCTCTCCCCTACCGTAGGGCGGCATATTTTTAAGATGTAGTATATTATATATATTATATATGCTTTGTTTTGCATTGATTGACTGCACTTTTGATTGATTCAATGCTTTTTTGACAACAAAATCAGCTGGGCGGCAGCGCGGCAGGGCAGGGGAACGCCACCTGACAGCAAAAAGCCCCGCCAGCCGGTTTCCCAGCCAGTGGGGCTATATAGCGATTAGCGATTTGACTTTTAGCGATTTAGCGATTAGTCATTCAGCGATTTAAGCACGTCCATCAGGACGGCGCTGATTACATCTGCGATTTCATCTTTGTCAAAATCGCCTTCGTCGTTTTTCTGCGACTTCTGCGATTCGCTTTTCTGCGATTCATCGCTGTTTTTAGCGTTATCGGACGCAATGTCTGCTTTCCTAGCGCTTGCGGTTGCGGTTGCGGCCTTTGCCTTTTCAACGCTTGCGATTGCCTTCTTGAGCTGCTTCTGTTTGCCGCTTGCCTTGACAATGCCATCAAGCGCCCTGCTTGCGTCCTTGTCGTTGTCAATTGCGATGCACATATACGCCAGCCGCTTGAGCGTGATGCCGAGCTTGCGGGCGATGACGAAAATCATCATCATTGCTTCATCTTGAGTACAATGCGCTGCGATTAAAGCGTCGCCTGTTTCATCATCGCGAATAAATGCGATGCACTCGTGGTTTTCGCAATCGCGTTTGCTGTCGAGGTACTCGGAAAAACTGCTTTCAAATTCTTTGAAGTTCATGATACATTCTCCTCTATGTATTCATCACAGCGATTAGGCTTTCAAGCGATTTGCTTGTTTCCTGCTGTGTCTTTACTATATCACATTACATTCTGTTTGTCAAGTAATTTCTTGAAAATTTCCATCAATAGTTTTGCTGTTTTTATCCGGCTCATAGTCTGCGAGGATTTTGTCAAGCTCGGCATTGCTTGCAGTAGCGACAGGATTGTTCGTTGTGGAAATTTGGATTTCCTGTTTAGGCGACCAGCCACCGCCATTGTTCATCATGCCAACGTACAGCAGCGGCGGCATCTTCCCGCTCAATCCTAACTGTGATTTAATAGCCATGAAGTCATCTTTTGCCTTTTGAACCAGTTCGGATGCAGAAGCAAAGATTTCCTCTCCGTTCCCGTCAATGACTGATTCCTTGCGCATCTTCGTAGACTGGATGTAATCCATCTGTCTGCGAGTTATGCCAACAAAACTGCACCAGCCAAGGTAATCAGGAATCAGGTAGACATCGCTGTCGTAAATATAATTTAGATAGCTAATCTCCCAGTCAAGAACCTTTTGAGCCGTTACCTTATCCGGGCTTTTCAGTGTGATTGACAGCCCTTGCAACAGCGCTCTGATGTTTCCCTTGTCCTCACAGGGCGGCGGTGGCGGTTCACCTTGTTTGAATCGCTCGCTCGGCACGAAAGGCTCACTCGCTAACACCAAGTTATTGTTTTCATCCCTGTATGTCCGCACGGGAGTTTTGTTTTTACTGCCCTTAGGTCTGCCCATTTTTCATCACCTTCTTTTCGTAGTGCGCTCTTGCGCTCTCTCTAACCTGCGAAACCCTCTGCCGAGACACGCCACACATTTTTGCGATTTCAGAGTAGTTCTTACTCGGATTCTCTGCGACTGCCTTTAGAATTGTTGCCTGACCTGCCACACAATTTGCATGATTCGTGCGACTTTCGTTTACGCACGCAAACTTAGCGATTTCACAGTCACACGGAATCATGTTTGCAGTCAAAAACTCTTTGATTGATTTTGGCCAGATGACTTTGCGGCCACACTCTTTGCAGACAAGCGTGTAATTGTCTAGTTCGACTTCGCCTTGCTTCCTACAACGATTGAAGTGAATTTCAACATCCTTGCAAGTCCAGCATGTACCGCACAAAGCCATATTTGCTTCCTGCATTAACTTTGACTTAGCTGAAATCTTTTTGTATCTTAACGGAATAACGGAGCCGGTTTTTGCTTTTCTGTTTTCGCAAGTTCGGCACAGCCATCCATAATTCTTGTCACGATACCACGCAGGTTGAATGATTTTTCCCCGCGATATAATGTGACTGTACGAAGTGCCGCAGTAACCGCACTTTCGTTCCTCATTGCTCTGAATATTCATGTTTGTACCACTCAACCCAATCCGAAAATCTCATTGTAACAAGCCATTCAGCCCCGTTCTTGCGATGAATCACAACCGGGGTTCCGTCTTTCTGCAATTCACTGTCCCTGATTGACTGCTGCATTGCGTTCTCTAAGTTCAACTTCTCCACGCGCTTGACTTCAACGTGTATGCCCGGAGTTCCGGCAACATCCGCTTCGCCATCTTTGCTGTTGCCCCTGCACTGTGCGCTTCTGTGAGCGTCTGGAAAGCCGTTGCCGATAAACAGGTGAGCAACTTCCCGCTCTCCGACTTTACCCTTTGTACGGCTTGTGCGCCCTATTTGCGAGCGCGTCTTATTCTTATTCCTGTTCTGCATCAAATTCCCTCTGCTTTTGCTTTCTGCGATAACTCCGAGTAAGCGAATCTTTCAGAAATTTCTTCTCTTTGCGATTCGTCTTTATCGCATACCATTTGCTTTCCTCGAGCAACCACTTAAAATCCCACGCTTTTCCGTCTTTACGGCTTGGCGTTCTATACTCTGCTTTTTTCATGCGTAAATCACCTAATTTTGCAAATACCCATAGATTTTCAGCCATTGTAAATACTGGTATCGTTCTGCTTCGCTCTGAATCCCATTCAAAGAAAAAGCAACAAACGGCACATTCGCATCGTGGTTATAAAGCCACGAATCGAAGGCTAAGGTCTCGAAAATATCATCATAGCAGGTGCTGCGCCGAAAATATTCGATGTCATCATCTTCGATTCCGTAGTCAACCTTTGCACGAATTTCTTCTGCGGTATAGCTTTCCGCTTTCGCAACAACATCCACAAAAAACGGGATATTACCTTCCTTCCATTTAGAAAGCGGGTAATCATGGTCGCTAGAGTTCTGAAAATACACGCAGAGCGGCCATTTTTCGCTTGCGTTTTCGGGCGGCATCATGACGATGCCCAACAATTTATGTTTCGCCCAATACAGGAACCGGAAGGTGAACAACGCGTCAAGCCAATACCGGTCAGCGGTATCTGCAAGCATATCGGCTCTGCGGTTTTTGTTCTTCTCATCTGCAATGTACCCGGTACGAACCGATGGGATATAATACCGATTATCCCTGATGGTTTTCTTGATATTCTTTTCTGTCATTTTAGATTGTGTATATTCCAACGCAATCTTTAAGGCTTCTTGCAAACTATTCGCCTGCGCGAAGCCCATATCAAAACCGTAACTCATAGAATAATTTTCCTTTTCTTGTTGTTAGTGGTCGGAATGTTGCTTGTCGTTTTTACGAAATTAAGTGGTTTTGTTCGTACCACCAAACTTCATAAATACCCATAAAAAAATCATCGAGCAACCACAGAACCCATGCGAAAACAAGACACCAGATGCTTAACCCTGACTTAAACCACATCCACGTCACAAATAAAATAAGCGTTGCACTTAACATAATTCACAACCTTTCAGAACGGCAACTGCTCATTAGAACAATCTTGGAAACCATCTTCGTCTACTCCGAGTTCTCTGATTGTCTGCTTTTCGGAATCAAACACGCAGTCGATTGTACCAACACGACCTTCTTTGTTCTTTCCGAGAATCATTTTGTAGCCATCTTCATAGGCGTTGTGCAAGAGAATAATCATATCGCTTGCTTCTTCGATGCCGCCCGATTCTTTCAAGTCTGCCACTGTCGGCGCTTGCGCTGCTGCTTGACGGTTAATCTGTGCAAGAACAATTGTGACAATTTTCTCGTTCTGTGCCATAACGTGCAGTTCATTGATTGCGTTTGTCGTCATTTCATAGCGACCATTGCCATGCGATTTGACGATTGTGAGGTAGTCAACGAAGATGACTTCTGCGCCGCGCTTTACCGCTTCATTGCGAACCCATCTTACAGTGTGACCGGCAGATTCTACAATCTCTAAGTCCAAATTAGCAAACTCCGCCTTTGCTTCCCACCACCGTTTTTTATCTTCATCTGTCAGGCATCTTCGCTTGATGTTGGAGAGAGGAATCCCGCAGTAAGCCGCAATCATTCTGTCGATAATCTTCTCTTTGCGTGTCTCAAAGCTAAAGAATACGCACTTGTGCTTTCTTGCCATGTACATCATGAAGTTGATGCTAACGGCAGTTTTACCGGCTGACGGTCTGCCACCAATGACGACCAAATCGCCAGCTTCCACAAAAGAGGAATCATCGAGTGTTGGAATGCCAAACTTGAAGTATTCCGGCGAGCGTTTCTGTTCCCGCTCGAAAATATCAACTGCACTCTTTGCGTTTGTGCTTTCCGCTTCCTTAACTCCATTGAACGGTTTAATAATGTTCTCCGCGAGAACCTGTAACTCGTCAACAGTGGGGTTTCCGAAAGCTGTGGCATTCAACAGGTCGTTTGCCTTTGCGATTGCTTCCCGCGTTACATAAGCGTCTTTCACGCCCTGCATATATAACTTCCAGTTAGAAATAGACGGAAGCGTTTCCGCATAGCCCATCGCCAGTTTCTTGCAGTTTACGTTCATTTTGGAAGCAATGCTTGCAATGTCATAAGCGCCGTTTTTATCCAAATAGGCATTCTTGCAGATTCTAAAAATCTCTCTGCAACCTTCATCGGAGAACATAACTTCGCTTAACTCGGAGAAAGCGTCATCGCAGCAGATTGATGGCTGAACCAGCAGACAACCAATCATTGCAGTTTCAGAATCAAGTGGTGTCATTTTGTCACCTTTTCATTTTCATTTTTATTTGCTTTCAAAACCTCGTTTTTTACAGGTTTTGCTTTGTGTTCTTTTGCCAATTGCTCAACACCATAGTCATAGTCATAACGGTCATAGCTATGACATAGCTTATTCGTCATCTTTACAAGATATTCAATTGTTTCCATCGTTATTCACCTTTCAGCTTTTCTTTGCTTCTTTTGATTCATCAACGAACCAAATTGTCGTGTATAGACAAGAACCAGCCACATATTGGGTTACTTGCAGAATATTTGCCGTTGGGAATGTGTTCATAAAGCTCTCAAGTTTATGCGGCTTTCCAACTCCATCTCTATTAACCATAGTCCAAAAATGCAAATCACCGCATTTGACAGGAACGCCGTTGAACTTCATTTTTCATCGCTCCTTTTCAGAGGTTGCATTGCAAGCGCGTCACGGCCACGTAGAGGTGTCAATTTCGCGTACAAATCACTTACCTTAATACAATGCTGGCAAGTTTTAGAGCACTCTATAAGCGCCGCTTTGACGCTCTCAAAGTCATACGCTCCAAGCGCTTTATGATACAACATCGCAAGACTTTCAAAGTCGTTTTCCGAGAAACGGCAGAAGTCTAGCGGGTAAAGTAAGCGATTGGCAGTTACAAGCTGTTCTGCTTCACTTCTTGTCATCTTTTACCCACCTTGCCTTGTTATTTTCTTCGAGCCACTCCTTTTTGTAGCCATTAGAATCGAGCCACAACTCAAAGTTAGCTTGATTGTATATAAAAAACCTGTACTCGTCCCAGTTATCTTTAAACGCGATTAAAAGGTCTTGAAGCGTATTTGCAAGCATTGCAAGAATAATGCAAGCGATAACGCACACGGAAAGCGCTCCGACAACGGTGAACAGTGTCATTGCAAAGCCGATATACCCATGATAAATAGTTGCAAACATAGTTACCACTCCAATCTTGCCACATTATCTTTGTAAACGATGGGCACTTTCTTTTGCGTCTCAACTCCGAGATAATCTTTGTAGCGAGTATTGAAGAAAGTCGAACCCATAAGCGTGTACTTCGGGTCACGGATTGTCGCCTTGTAAGCATTGATTGCTTCAATCATAGCACTCTCGCCAACTTTGAGCAACCGCTTCTTTGCTGTCAGGCTTACAGCGCTTCGCCCATCTTTTCGAGGATAAAGCGCCCACAGCCTGTCAAACAGTTCGTTCGCGGCCTTCGTTTCCTCTGATTCCTTAACTTTGACTTCCGCGTTTCCGTCTTTCAGTTCTGCGATAATTCCGTCAATGTCCCTGCGAATTTTTTCAAGTTTCTTGATTGCTTCCTCGCTTGTCATTTTGCTTCCTCCTTTTGTGCTTAATTTAATTTATAGGTTTTATTGCAGTTGCAAGATTTTAAGTTTTTCAAGTACTTCATCCACACGCTTATCAAATTTTTCTGCATCATCTTCTGTCTTAACGGAATCAAGTTCATTGCGAAGCGTACCTATACTAGACGCGATGTCCGCGACATCGTCCTCTAATTTTCGCAAGTCTCTGTCTACCAGAGCCTTTCTTGCTTCAATATAGCTGGCTGACAACATTTTCAATCACCCTTTCTTTCTTGATATATTTATCATATCGCTGTTTACTGCGTTTGTCAATAGTTTTGTAAAATAAAAATGCAGAGAAGATTTCTCCACTCTGCACAAAATATACCGTAGCTACGCCAAATCAGAACGGCAGGTCTCCAACCTCACCGGGAACAGAGTCAAGGTCAAGATTGCGCTCACCCTGCGTAGGCTGCTTGTGGTCGTACATGGCCGATTCATAGTCAGGCTTGCAACCTCTGCTGTTCGCGGCGGCAGTCCCCTCAATAACAAGCGCGTAATTATCATAGCGCTTGCCGTTATAGTCGTTCATGGCGTGCTCAATGCTGTTAATCGCAGTAATCTTGATTCGGCCAGCATTGACAATTTCATCAACATTGTTGAAGATTGTGACTTGATACCAGCCAAAGTCCTTATAAGTGCCGTCTGGCTGACGGACGGAATCGCTCAGACTTGCGCGGACATACGGGTTGCCTTTCTTGCTCATATACTGCTTAACTCGGAACAGGCGGTAAGTGTTGCCAACTTTAATCATGGTTACATCTCCTTACTTAAATTTATTCACGGTATCCATCGTAGATTTCCAACTCCCAATTTCCATCGTCATCAACCATGAGAATTGTCTGCCCGTTATAGACATCTTTGTTTGTTTTCTTTACCATCTCAACGAAATATTGAAAATCTTCGAGTTTATCAATCGTGACGTAAAGTGTGCTTTCATATCGAAAACTCCATTTTCCAGACTTGTAATCAAAAAACTCTCTCTTTTTGCCAGTCGCAACACGTTCAAGTTTGAAACGAGGGTCTTTGAGAAACGGATACCTCTCAATTATTTCGTCCCCGTTATTAAACCACGAAACGGTTGCTTCTACTTTAACACGCATAAGACAACTCCTAACTTTTACTTAACGACTTCTCCCTCAATGACTGTCTCGGAAAAACTCTCAATCTTGTTGCAGATTGAATCGTAATCTCGATTCAGAATATCCTTTGCCGTCTTGTAACCGGCATCAGCGATAATCTTCGCGGCAGTCTCAGAATCAACGCTGTTCTGTGTGCAGAGCGTGTACAGGCGCTTGACCTGTTTTGCGGAAATCTTATCGTCAGGTCTTGTCACAGACTGGGCAACCTTGGCAAAGTCAGTAGTGTCGAGAGTGGAATCTTCAAGGTCTGCCGTAAACAGTCCGCCAATGCCAGCGATAAGAATTGCGCCATCGACCAGCGCTCTCTTGCGAGCAATTTTGAGTCTTTGGTTAGCCACATCAAACTTGCTCGCCCTTCCGCAAGCAGACTCATTACTGTTCGCACTTGCAACAGTAGTCGTAATCAGCGTGTCGCCTTTCCAGAACTCACCACGGACGCGATAAAAGAAAAACGGTGCGCTACCATCTTCACCGAAATGTTCCACTGCATTTTCAATGAAAAACTTTGTCGTGATGCCATATTCGAGAAGAATCTTTTCTGCACCTGCTTTAAGGAGCGAAGGTTTGTTTGCCTTCCCATATTTGCCGAACTCTGTGTTACGGCGCAGTAAAATTGACTTAGAGCCAATCGTAAGGCGATAGTTCTCATGGTCTGTCTTTGCGGAACAGGGCTGCAATTCAACCCCACTGGATTTTACAAGTTCTTCACTCATATTTTAATCTCCTTTGCTTGTACTTAGTAAATAATCTCCCCACTGCTCTGCCATTGCTTCTGCAACGCCTGGGAATGTCTTGCTTCTCGCCTTTCCGCCGTGCGTCTGGTCTTCCCACGTTTTAGCTTTTCCGCTAGGAAACCTACCGTACAATTCTGCATTATTTGGCTTTTGCAAGTCGTTTGTTCGCTTCAACGGTGGAAGTTTTTTGAGCCATAAACAAGTTCGCTTTGTGACATAATTCTTCTTGTCATTAACGCTTTCTGCAAACATATACGGGTCAATGATTTGGTCTGCTTTTCTGTATGCTGTGTTCATAAACCCAACTGGATTTTCAACTGCAATATGCTCAATCGGAGCAAGTGCGAAATACATGAAAAACACTGCGGCTTCCGCTCTGCTCTTCCACCTGTCAGCAACTTTTTCCGCTGATGCGCAACGCAAAGAAAAATGTTTAGTAGAAACATTTGACAGATATGTGCAAGGCGGGTGCGCAATCATTAAGTCCCACTTATCAACAAAGTGTTCCTTTCCGTCTTGCGTTACGATTTGCCCACCCATCATAGCCTTTAGCGCATCGCCGCAAATGTGCCACTCTGGATGACCGCCAGAACACTCTTGAATGTCACAAGAATATGCTTCAAACCCTCGTTCTCGGAACGCCTTGCATACCGCTTGCGATTCTTCACAAGCCACCAAGACTTTAATTTCACCTGACTGCATACCGAACCCCTTTCATTTGCTGCATCCTTCTGTGAATATCGTAGCAGTCTGAAAACAAGTTGTCGCCAATATACGTTGGACATTTATACAGTCTGTATTTTCCGTTACGCATAAGCTGCAACCCAAAGCGATTTAGTCCTTTTTCAAGGATTTTTATGTATTCTTCTGGCTTTTTATCCGTGCTCAATAACTGCTGATAGGCGGAAAGTTGTGCGGAAAGGCTCGGCATATCAATCTTATAAGATGTTTTAATGTCCAAAATGGCATATTCGCCATCAATCAGGCCAAATCTGTCGAGAGTGCCAGCGAATCCAAATACTCTGTCTCCCATAGAGTGCTCAATTAACTCCCACTTAGGATGATAGTCACGGCAAAACTGCATATAAGCTTCCATGTACCCGGCATATTCAGCCGGAAAATCGTCTGGAATCTCGCCAGAGTAATCATACATTACTGTTGCTTCATGCACCGCAGAGCCTCGCTCTCGCGCCATCAGAGCCATATTAGGGTCAGCATTGTTCGCCTTGTCAACTGCAAGATAACGGATGATGTGCGTAACGCTCGGTAGCTCTACGCCATCTAGCGTGTAAGTGTGAGTTGCTTCATCAAACTGAACTTTGTTTGTATTTCTACTCATCCGAAATCACCTTTTGCATATTGTCAAAGCGTTCCTTTGTGCTAATATCCTTCGCAATTACAAGCGCAAGAATCTCATCCATGCAGGATTCCGCAGAAACAGTGTCATTATGGTAAGCGTCAGCAATCTCGCATACAAGCGCAAATGCGTCAAAATCTGCCATAGGAGAATTTCTTTTCCACATATCGGAAAGCATCGAAATCGTGTTTCTTGTTGATTCACGCATTTTGTTTAGCCTTTCTTTTCTCTAATTCAGAGTTGATTCTCTCTCTAAACTTTAGCCAACCCGGTTTGTCAATTCGTTCATCGCCAAGCTGGTTGATTCGTTCCGCAAAGTTGATGTCATCAACCATAACTTTGAGTTCGTTGTCATTGAGATACTTGAAGTTTCTGCAAACGAAGTCTTGTACAAGGCTTGGCATATATGTCTGTCTGCCGAAGCAGTAACGGACAGCACACACGCAAATCGTTCCAAAATCCTCGTCTATTGTTGTGCTCATTCTGATTTATCCTCTACATACGCCATGTTCTTGCGCAGATTGAGAAATTTAGGATTGAGAACACAAGCCGGTGCGATAGCACCGCTTCGGCACGCATCGCCGATGTACATCTTGCCACCCGTGTCCACATAGCGAACGTAGAGCGCGTAGCCCGTTTCGGAATCCTTGTCACCGCAACACCAAGGTGTGGCAGTCCAAATCCAGCTATCGTAGTGCGGGATGTAATCACGGTACTTTCTGTACTCGTCGCAGGTCAGAATAAAGACAGTGTCTTTCACTTTGCCGTAAGCGCAATCTCCGTTGTCTGCAACAAGGTCAACGGTATGCAACAGCAGACTTTTTTTCTCGAAAACACTGTTCACCATATCGTTTAGAATCCCACGCACATTGCTCGTGCGGTAGTTATTCCAGTTGCCCTTTTCATCGGCAAATTTATCAGAGGGGCAGAACTTTACATCTTTTGCCCACGGTTCAGACATAATTGCCAACAGGCCGCCGTCAGGGTGATTCGGGTCAAGACAGACCCACTCGAAGCCTTTGAACATGAAGTGTTCGCCGGGGCGCAGGGTTGTGATGTTAGTCATTGTCGGTTACCTCCGCAAGCCAGTAAGTCCTTTTGCATTCGCCACAATTCCTATCGCCGCAGCATTTTCGCATTTCTTTTTCGATGCTGCATGGCGATATATCTATAACATCTCGACAAAGGTCGGCATTAGGGAACATCTTCAAAAACTTATTTTGGCGGGTCTTGATTGGATGCTCTTTTGCCCATTGCTCAACAATCGGCACAGCGTTTTTATCATATCTGCTTGCACCTGCAATACAACCATCTTCGCTGTCCAATATACATTTAAAACAACCGTCTTGGCTTTTGCACAATCTGTGTAGAGCTTTTACATATTCAACTGCGTCCATCTTTTTCATCCTCACTTTCATCTTCCATGCCATCCATTGCGCCATACACAGCAGTAAGTATCGCGTTCCCGATTACGTCTTTTAAGTTAATATTATTTTCTGCAACAACAGGCATCGTTTTTACATCTCTTGTATAATATTTCTTGTATAATATTTCGCTTCCTCAACAGTCCACTTTCCGTTCCAAAACTCAATAACATATCCAGTAGTCGTAGTTCCTGCTGCACCCGTTTTCACGAAGTAGCTTTCCCGGGTTACCCAAGGGTTTTTATAGACTTTCATTTCATTCTCCTTTTGTTGGTGGTTCTGGCAGCGGCATCCAGTGGGTGACGTGTGTCAAATCTTCTGGATAAGACATTTGAGAGTTCCAGTACCAGTCAACAATACCGTTTTTTCTTGGCGTAGTTTCTCTCCACGCGATTGAAATTGAAGTATTGCTAAAGGTATCATACACAAGAACTTCATCAAAGACATCCGGCAGTCTGTCTTTAACGCTTATCCATTCGAATTTTATCTGCTCTGGCTCTACAGTAGGCGCGGAGTCAATCGCCCTTTCAATATTCGCATAAGTTCCAGAATAAAATCTCGTTTCCGCTTCAATGCGGCGCATTGCATCTTCTGCATAAATCAGCCGTTTCATTTCTCATCAATACTCCTTTCGGTTTTTCTCGGATTCTTTCGTTCCCGATGCTTTTATCATACGCTTCTTTCGGCTAGATGTCAATATCTTTCACGGAAATATTTTTTTTGAAAATAATGCTTGCAAGCGCAATCCTGCTGTGCTATAATAAAGAGGTAATCAGAAGTCTTGTTTAGAGGTAGTGGGCTGAACAAGCGCATACAACTAAATAGGACTTCGAGCTTGCTACGGTTGCATCCACTACTGCAATCGCCGCAGGCTTTTCTTTTTTTTATACAGGGAGACACCAGATGAAATTGTTCGTTAATGGGTTTTCGCAAGAAGCGGTTCTTTCAATGGTTGACACTGTTAAAGATTCGCACGGAAAAGATAAAACAATTCGGATAGATTGCACAGACCTAGAAATTCTCCGTTGGCTTGTGGACTTCTATCCGAAAATGAGCAAAATTAAAGATGGCGCACACGAGTATGCTTTCTTCACCTATAAAAAGGTACTAGAAGATTTGCCGATTCTAAATATTTCTAAACAGGCATTGTCAGACAGATTCAAAAAGATGGAGCATTTTGGGATTCTCCGCGTTCTATGCAAAAAAGAAAGCAACGGAACATTTACGTATGTTGGGTTCGGAGATTCGTACTTAAAGTTAATAAGTAGTGAGTGTGCAGGAGTAGTCAACTACGCAGGGGGTGGCAAGTTGACTACGAGTGGGGTTAGTAGTCAACTACGAACCAAAAATAGTAAGTTAGATAATAGAGAGTTAAATAATAGAAAGAAAAATCTTAAAAAGAAAATTCCGGAAGCTGAAAAACTGGAATGGTAACGGCTTTGCAGGGAAACGCTTCGCCTTATTAGCCTAACTTGCGCAAGCAAGGAAAAGGAAGCGAAGCGCAGTAATAAAAGTTCCGACCTGTTAAAAATTTATCAAAGTAGGTGAAACAAATTGAATTTCAAAAAAGCTGTTGGCAAAAGAGAATACACCATTGAAGAACTTGCTCAAATGGCGTACAAGGGAGCTAGGAGCGATTTTAAGACGCTTTTGCGTGGGTCTGAACAAAGTGCCTACCTAGCGCTTCGATACCTCTACAAGCTCTATGAGGTGGGCGGAATCTCAAAGGAAGAAGCTGGCAAGACTAAGGCACAGATAACTCGGCGTTATGAGCAAGACAGGCTTCGTGAAGAACAGCTTGATTCCACAGTCAAGGCTTTCGCTGATACCGTGAAGCGAACGGCAACGGCAAATGAAAACTACAGAAAAGAAAGAACGCTTGACAATGCTGATAAACTGTGCATGGCTATTGACGGCATCGCCGTACAGAATGGGAGCAACAATAATGCTGTGTGAAAAATGTGGCAGCTGGAATGTGTACGTCAAAGATAATGTGTTTGCACCGCCAGAGAACACAAATTACAGAAAGAGAATCTGCAAAGACTGCGGATATGAGTTTTTTACAGTAGAGTTTTCCGTTGAAAAAGGCGATGAAACCACAATCAAGGAATGGAACAAATGGCATCGCATAAGTGCAAAAAAAGCCGCAAAGCGTAAAAGCAATGCGGCTAAGTAGGAGTTACTTCTTGAATTTTTTGCTGTAACCGGGCTGAATCTCTGCAAGGTAAACCATGTCGTAATCGCAGTTTTCCAGTTCCATGTACAGGCTTTCGGCAAATGCAAGTTCTTCCGACACATCAAGCACAAGATTCTCTTTTACGAAATCTGCAAAATCTATCGCGTTATCGTTTAAAAGTTCCTTATAGCTTGTGGAGTAGAGGTCTTTAGTCCGGCGTTCCCATTCCACCCACTTTGCCATTGCGTCCTTTACAGCTCTGCGCTTTGTGGTGGCATCTACATCTTGTCTGCGATAACTGCGCCAATTCTGCGGAATGTAACTTTGAGTTGATACAGAGTATTCCGGGATGAACGAGTTTGCGTGTCTCATGTAGAACGAATCAGTTTTTACTAGACTGTCAGATTCCTCTTTGTAGTGGTGTTCGTGCATACGTTTGAAGCCTTTTAAATTCAAGAAATCAAAGTATTGGCGCATTTGGTCGTGGAACATAACTCCCTCGACCTGATGCGCTTTTATTCTTGAAAAGACATCGGAAACCGCCACGGAAATCACTCCTTAACAACTTCTATTGCAACATTCGCTGTGTTGACTTGCTGGCTATTTACATAGATTTGCAGTTTGCTGGACAGCTGACCGCGATACACGCGGACAGGGGCAGTGATGGAGAAGTTCATCAGGTCGTTTGCTGCTGCGGCAGTTGCACTCTGAACCGCGCCGGGGACAAGCTGGCCGTCTTGATACAGAGAAACCGTAACAGTGCCAGCGGCAGATGCAGTCAAAGTTGTGTTGACTGAAACGGTGTAGTAACCGCAAACGGATTCAGCATTGCAAGGGCAAGTGGAAGAACGAATAACAACAGAGTTGTTTGCCAGACGGATGCAGTTGCCATACTGACGGATTGTGTTTGTGATAGGGAGTGTTTCGCCAGCGCCTACCTCTGTCGTGCCGGTGTAAGTGTAATAACCAAGTGCTTTAGCCATTTTGTATATTCCTCATTTCTCATATTGATAAAATAAAAAGCAGGGCAAGTAATTCCTGCCCTGCCTGTCACCTCGCCATCAGGGCGTGTCTAAGTCAAAGTTAGACGTTTGTTGCGTAGCAGCCAGCGCAGCCGCCACAGAACGGGGACTGACCCGCGCTGTAAGCGTAGCTCATGGGGTACTTCACAACGCCAGCCATCTGGGAAGCGAGTTCCAGAGCACTGATTTTAGCAGCTTGCTCTTGAATCTGGCGCTCAAGGCCAGCCTTTTCCAGAGCAGCGAACTTGTCATCAATGTTCTTGTTGATGGCGGCGGTGTTGATAGCACCGTTGTAGTTTACGCTGTCAATGCCACGCTGGGTAGTGCAGCAGCACTGCGCCAGCTGGGAAGTGATAGCAGCGGTGTTGTTGCTGGCTTGCAGCTGCAAGTTAGCTTGGCCGAGCGCGACATCTTTCCCCAGACCTGCGATGTTGCCCTGCATATCGTAGCCAAGGCCACAAATGCCGTTGCCGATGTTGGTCAGGCGGTCATTGATTTGACCAAAGTGCTGGCCAAACAGAATGTCCTGCTGGGAAGCTGCGGTTGCGTACTGACCGAGTTCGCCGTTGTTGTAACGGCCACCCCAGCCGCCGCCCATGAAGCCAAAGAACAGCAGAATCAGCACCAGCCAAGAAATGCCATCGCCACCGAAACCAGTGTTGCCACGGGTCAGAGCGGCAATATCGGCAGGGGACATCATGCTAGAATCTTCCATTGCCATGAGAAGTTCCACCTTTCATAAAATTGTATATTTGAGAAAAGCAATATTGCGCACTACTGCTTAACTGCTAGTTAAAGGAAGCTCTTTACTTGCGGATAAATCTGTTCAGCCATCTTTTTCGCTTGGTCTACTTGCTGTTGGCTGAATCTGCCTGTCTTTACAAGTTCATCAACCACAGCACTCGGATTCCGAGAACCAACCATCTGCTTCACTTGGCCGAGCATCTGAATCATTTGCATCGGGTCACTTTGCAGATTTGGTGTTGACGCGGCGTTCGCCTGTTGGAACAGAGAAGTCAGAGGATTCATTCTTCACATCTCCCTTAATATTCAATAATTCGTTGAGTCTTTCATCTACAATTTGACGGATTTTGCCCTCGTCCAACTGTTTACTATCTGTAGTCGGTTCGCCAGACATTTCGGAGAACTTGAATTTCTTGAATGTGACAGCGCCGGAAACATCGCAAGACTTCACATAGAAGTACGGATTATTGTTGTCCATAAACCAAGCTGTTTGATTCGGCTGCACAATGCGATTTCTCGCATCTTCCTCACTGGAAACAAAAATCCAAGGCATTGAGCCATAACCCTGATTTAAGCCGTCTGCGGGGTTCTGCGCCTTAGGCATAAAACTATTCGTCTGCGGTTGATAAAGCTGTTGTGGAGCTTGCCAGCCGCCATACGGCTGATTGTAGCCCATAGGTGAGCCATACATAGGCATCTGCACTGTCTAACACCTCGTTTCTGATTCAATTATAAAAAGAAAAAGCCCTATCGAGAAGTCCCGATAAGGCTTTTATTTGTCTATTATTCAGATGTGTTTGAACAGTTGTTCTTCGGCTTTGTAGGTGATAACTTTGATTCGCTGGACGGAGTAGCCAAATTCTTCTGAAAGCTGGTCAAACGTCCGCTCATCAATCAGGCGGCGTTTCAGAACGGCTCTCGGCGTTTCTCCCCTTACCCACAAATCAATCAATTCGGACAATTCCCTGTTGGAAATGTCGTCACTTACCACTCTTTTTGCCATTGCTTTGATTCTTTCTAACGCGGGTTCTTGTCTTAGTCCGCATTGTCGTGGTAACTGTTTTAATGCGTACTTTTTGCTTTGCCATTGTTAATCACCACCTGCCGTAACATCAAGGCTTGCATCGCCATTAGCGGTTTCTTGTGTTGCATCAACTGTTTGCGTTGTAGTGGTTGTTACTGTTTCCGATGTCTGCACTTGAAACTGTGCTTCATAGAACAGCCACGCAACATTTGTTGCAACAAGCAGGACGATAAGCAGAACAATAATCGAAAAGTATCGCTTCTCGCGCTTCTCGTGACGCATTTCGCAGGATTCAAACACAAACTGTGAAATGTAATTATCTGTGCCGCTGGTTGGGTCTTTCACCATGTCCAGCTTTGTATCAACATCCATTGGATTCCACACCTTAATCATCAAACAGTTTGTCCTTGATTTCTTCAAGGTTTTTTCGGATTTCGGGAAGCTCTTTTGAAAGGGTTTCAATTATGCCGTATAGCTTATCCTCGCGTTCCTTGGAAGTCTTAACGACCCACCAAATCAGGATGAAAAACGACACGATAACGCAGCCAAGAACGCCGTAGTTCATGTAAACGTTTTGGGCAACTTCTGTCGGCATAAGTCACACCTCGCTCAACTCTGCATTGTCGTAGCCGAGAGACTTTAACTTGAACTTAAAGTTCTCTGCGTTTTCGCGGCTTGCGAATCGAACAAAGACTTGATACTCTTTCGCTTGTGGAATATCTTCTACCGGCACAACTTCGTCAGGAACTACGTCAGTAGAAACAGCAATCGGCTCTGCATCACCGATTTGCCTTTGACTTGCAATCTCTGCTTTCTTAGTGCGCATCTTCAAACACCCCTATTATTTATTAGAGGACTTGAAAATGCCCTCATACAGCGCAACAGCTGTTGCACCAGAGCCAATGCCCATTGCGCACGCGGTAAACGCATCCGTGGCAGGGTAAATAGACGGGTAAACGACCCAAGCAGCAATGCTAAGAATTGCGCCAGCAATCATGCAGATGACAGGAATCCACTTATTGTCTGCCGAGGTCTTTGTCTTGTACGCATAAGCGATAAGCTCAACAATGGCGGTAATAGATGCCATCGAAGCAACATTCATGAAAATATCCACCTTGTATCACCTCTTTTTATTGTAGTTTAGCATACCAGCTCGAAGTTGTCAAGCGTCATTTTTAATCTGCTCATTCGTTTCGGCATTTTCCGAGGTTACGTCAGATGCAGCATCCAGCGCATCGTAGTATTCCTGCGCCAGCGCTTCCACCTCTGCAATGTCCGCCTCATCCAGCAGGCCGTTGTCGAGGTGCGTGTACGCCTTGTCCAACCAGAACGCAACGTCGCGTCCTGCTGCAATCTCTCGCTTGATGCTACGCAGCGTTAAATCGTGCCGTGCTTTACTCTTGATAGCCATTTTATTACTCCTTTCAGGTTTGCGATGCTACTGCATCTTCCAAATCGGTAATCCGCTTAATGGGGTCTGCGCGTCCCGTCACAGTCGCGCTGTCGGCATCGGTCAGCACGGTGTTCACTCCTGCAAGCGCGTGGATGGGCTGTGCGCCTGTCGCAGTGAAGGGAGTGGGCGTTGCCAGCTTATAAGCGATTTGCACGGGGGTGCCAGCGTCGTTCTGGGCGGCAAGGTAAGATTTCCAAGCATCTACTGTCTCCCACGTTTCAGTAGCGCAAAAATGCACTTTTGCCCCGTTGCTTTCAAACGCAAAATATCCTTCATTTCCCTTACTCGCGTAAGCAAACAATTTCCACGGGAGCATGCTGCACAAACAATTCGTTAAGCTGTTTGCAATAGGTTTGATGAAACAAGCATAATTACTTGTTGCGCTGTTTTCTCGCATCCACCCCTCCGTCCCATCCAGCGTCAGCATTTTCCACGTCTCCTGCCCCTCTCCCGTCACCGCGTCCACCTCACCGCCATACACGGTTTCAGGCAGGGTGAGGGGGTTGGTTTGACCTGTTGTGTAGGGAACT